TGGCACAATCCAATATCGCTAGACGATAAAGCTATCGCCAACGACATCGCGCCCTATGCCAGAAAATATCCGCTTGAATATGTGGCTTTCAGCAAGAGAACAAGCTCTGCCGTAGCTGCAAGACTTGCTCCGGCTGGCATTCCAGTAATTGACATTGACGGAGCTCTGTATGGACAAAGTTGCGACGAGCTTCTCGGAGCGATTACGTCAAAGAGACTTATTCACGGAAAACAGGCAGAATTATCCAAGCAGATATTATCGGCCGTGAGATTACCAATGGGTGATGGCGGTTGGATCATCGGACGGCGCGCCTCTTCGGTTGCAGTGTGCGCGGCGGTGGCTTCGGCTCTTGCGACACACTTTGCGACACGCCCAGAGATGGAGATGGACATCATGGTCGGTTAGATGTATAGCGAGCCTTTAGACTTATCCACATGGGTCTATTCTCGCGCACAGTAACGACCGCAGCTCCGGCTGCCACTTCTGACATTGAAGCATCGCTGGCTCCAGTAAATGTCACTAGCTCTCTTTACAATATCTACGGCGTCGCCGGAATCACTGCGTCTCGCGTGGAGTTTATGTCAGTGCCAACGTGCGCTCGCGCTCGCAACATTATTTCGTCAAGCGTTGCATCGATTCCGCTTAAGGTTCGCACTCGCGCAGATGGCGCTCGCGTTGAATCTCCTCCAAAGGTAATCAACCAACCAGATCCACGCGTTCCAGGATTTGCAACCTATGCCTGGCTTGCAGAGGACTTGCTTCTATATGGCTACGGATATATGCGCATTCTTGAGATTTATGCAGACACATATCGCATTCGCAGTGCAGAACGCATTGATCCAACTCGCGTCACAATTAAAACTAATGCGCAAGGAACAGAAATCGATTATTACTGCGTGGATTCGATTCCAGTTCCATACGAAGGCGTCGGAAGTCTTGCAGTATTTTACGGCGTAGATGAGGGCATTCTTAATCGTGCCGGTCGCACAATCAAAGCTGGTGCAGAGTTAGAACGCGCTGCAACTATGTACGCACGCGAGCCAGTTCCAACAATGGTCTTGAAATCTAATGGCACTGCACTCCCAGCAGATCGCATTGCAAAGCTTCTAGAATCTTGGGGGCAGTCACGTCGCAATCGTTCAACTGCATTTTTGAATGCCGATGTCGAATTACAAACTTTAGGATTTGACCCAGAAAAGCTTCAACTAAATCAAGCTAGATCTTACGTTGCGACAGAATTAGCCAGAGTCACGGGCATTCCGGCTTACTACGTCGATGCAGAATCCGGATCTAGCATGACTTACACAAACGCGACACTTGCGCGTCAATCTTTGCTGGATTTCTCTTTGCGTCCGATTATGACGGCGATTGAAGAGCGTCTCTCAATGACTGGAATGGCAAATGATTTTGTTCCAGCATCACAAGAAGTTAAATTTGATTTAGACGATTACTTGCGCGGATCAGCAAAAGAACGCGCAGACGTTTACAAGATTCTCTACGACATCGGAGCTTTAACGTCCGATGAAATCCGACTAGAAGAGGAAATGATCCGATGAAAGAAATCAAGCCAACTCCGATGAATCTTGACTTTTCAATCAAGGTCACGGCGACAGACTTTCCAAAACGCGAAATCTCTGGCCGCATTGTCACATGGAATGAAGAAGGCTCTACATCAGCCGGATCAACTATGTTTAAGCCTGGCTCAATTACTTTTAGCGATACTACAAAATTATTACTTGAGCATCGCCGTGAATCTCCAATCGGATTCTTGAAGAGCTACGACGAAGATGAAGAAGGCATTTATGCAACATTTTCTATCGGCAAAACAACTGCCGGATCTGATGCTTTAGAAGAAGCATTCACTGGATTACGCGACGGCTTTAGTGTCGGCGTTCTAGCTGAAAAGTATAAGAACGTCGATGGCGTTCTAGTAATTAGCGCAAGTGCGCTCAAAGAAGTCTCTCTAGTAACAGAGCCAGCCATCAGAAGCGCAAAGGTCGCGGTCGCAGCTAGTGAGCCAGAAGATTCTGAATCCGTCGTGGAAACAGAAGAACAAACTACCGAAGGAGAAAACGAAGTGGAAACAACTCCAACCGTCACAGAAGCACCAGCCGAAACGGTTGAGGCTTCCAAAGTCGTACAGGCCGAGGCATCTCGTCCGCTCTATTTCACATCACCACGTTCACCAATTATTTCTGGTGGATCATATTTAGAACACTCAATCAAGGCAACGCTAGGCAACGAAGATTCTCGTCAATATGTAAAAGCAGCTGACGATTCATTTTCAACAAATCCAGCGTTCTCACCAGTGTCATACGTTCGCGACGTTGCACAGAACACCAACGCTTTACGTCCAGTAATTGACGCATGCGGTGGAACACGTCCATTGAGCACATACGGAATGACAGTGTCTATTCCTAAAATCACTGCTAACTCAACTGCTGCAACAGTGGCAGAAGGCGGAGATCCAACAGGAACAACTGCAATCACTTCAGCTTACGTCAATGCGACAGTAATCAAAAAGGCTGGATTTCAGCGCTACTCAGTAGAATTGCTAGATCGTTCAGATCCATCATTCTATGAAATTATGCTTCAAAATCTTCGCGATGCTTATGCTCAGGCAACTGATCAATATGTAATCGCTCAAATTACTGCTGGCGGTACTCAAGCGACTGCAACTGCTGCCGATTCAGCTGGATTGATTTCATTCGTATCAACAGAATCACCAGCCGTTTACAATGCAACAAAGCGCACTGCAACTGCATTCGTTTCAGGAACTTCAATCTGGAGCACTCTTCTTGGTGCAACAGATACAACTGGACGTCCAATCTACAACGCTCAGCCAATGCAAATGAATCCAGGCGGAACTGCTAATCCAACAAGTATTCGCGGAAACGTACTTGGACTTGATTATTACGTCGATGCCAACATGGTCGCAACATCAATCGATGAATCAGCATTCATCATCGAGCCACGTTCAATCGAGATTTTTGAATCTCCTGCGCTTTCATTGGCCACAAACGTGCCAACAACAGGCGAGGTTGAAATCATGCTCTACGGTTACATCGCAGCTCAGGCCGTCTTTGCAGGCGGACTTCGTCGCTTCAACCTAACCTAATTAATCATGGGCTAGGTGCGCTCCCGTATCTAGCCCAGCAGCTCACATAAAGGAGACAGAGATGCCAGCAATCATTACCGTAGCAAGCCTTCGGACGGTTCTTGGCGTCTCTGTCGCCCTTTATTCTGATGCTTATCTTGAAGGAATTATCGATTCAGCCGAGCAGGTAATTCTGCCGTTATTGACTGCCAATCAAAATTCAGTCGCCGCCGTTTATCTTCAAAACAATGTCGCCTATTACATTACTCAGAAGCCAAATACATTCGTCGCTGGCCAAAGTGTTGTTGTCACAGGTTGCGTTCCATCTACTTTTAACGGAACACAGACAGTCACATCGAATTACTATGATCCATTTCCTTACTTACCTTTCGCATATCCGGCTCCATATTTTTACTTTACTTCTGCCATCACAAATGCAGACATTACCTTTCGTCCAGTCATTCCTGGCGGCGTAGCTTATCTATCCGGGGCAGACGCGGCCACGCTCTATGCAAATACCGACGCGGTCGAACAGGCGGTCACCATCGTCAGCGTTGAGATATTCCAGAGCGTGGTCGCTCCAGGAGGTCAGATTGAAGGCGTGGATTTTCAGCCATCGCCGTATCGAATGGGTCGATCACTGCAAAATCGTGTCATTGGTTTATTAGGTAATTACATCGACGTCTCAACGATGGCCATGTGATGCCTACACCAACAACTATTGCGACAAACGTCAGAGGGACTTTGGCTACTGCACTCTCTGGCGTTGTTGCTTCCGTTTATAGCTCGCCTCCAGAGGCAGTCATTCCTCCCGCTTGCGTAATCGTTCCCGATTCGCCCTATTTAGAAACGACAACAATCGGCAAATCGCAGGTACGCGTGAAAATTAATTTCGTGGTCACTGCGGCCGTTGCCTACAACAACACGGCCGGAGCACTCGACAATCTTGAGCAGCTTATTATTAGCATCATGGCAGCGATGCCAGCAGGATACGAAGTCGGAGACGTTGAACGTCCGACAATCCAATCGGTGGGCGCATCGAATCTACTAGTGGCGGATCTCGCGGTCAGCACTTACTACACACAACAGACAATCTAAGGAGACAAAGAAATGCCAACAACAATAGTCACCGGTCGCGACATAGTTTTCACTCTTGCCACCGTGAATTACGACGCGCAGACAACTGCCGTCACTTTAGTCAATGCACCAGTCATCACTACTTATCAAACACTCGATGGCAAGGCTTACAAGCACATCGATGATCAGTGGACTCTCAACATTTCACTTCTTGCAGACTGGGGCGCAACAGGGTCACTCTTTGAAGCGATGTGGACTGCGTTCACTTCTGCTCCAAATACTGCACTTGCATTCACTCTACTTACTGCAACTGGCGCATCATTTGCTGGTACTGCTTTTCCAGTGGCTCCAACTGCTGGAGGGGCTGCACCAGATGCTCAGACTGACACCTGGACAATGCTCTGCGCATCAACACCAGTTCTAACAATCAGCTAATCAAAAAAGAAACGGGAGCAAAATGAAACTGAACATAGCAATCACGTACCAAACTGGGGAAGCCGCTACATACACGGCGGCTCCTCCAGAGTGGCAAAAGTGGGAACAGAAAACAGGATT